TTATAATTATAGTCTTATTCCGTAATTAATTACCCCTCATCCATAAACTAAGTGAAACAACTAAGGGCTTCAAATGGAAAATACTTCAAAAATATGCAATACCTGTGCAATTGATAAGGAATTTATTAATTACGGAATAAGAAAAGACTCAATAGATGGATATAAAAATAAGTGTAAACTTTGTGATGCAATATACAAAAGACAACATCAATTGAAACATAAAAAAAGATATAGTGAAAATGCAAAACTATACAGAATTAAAAATAAAGAAAAATTAAAGATACAAAATAAAGAATATCAAGAAAAAAATAGAGATAGATATTCTGTAATAAAAAAAATATATTACGAAAAAAACAAACAAAAAGTTAAAGAATACCAAAAAGAATACTATATAGAAAATAGAAATAAATTAAATATTATGAATTCTGAATACTACAAAAACAATAAAGATAGAATGAATTTTTTACAAAAACAATATTACAATGAAAACAAAGAGCATTTACAAAAAATGAATAAAAAATATGTAGAAAACAATAAAGAAACCATTAAAAAATATAAAAAGGAATGGAATTCTAGTATTGGTGGTAAATTAGCTAAAAAAGTATGCAATCATATAAGAAACTCTAAAATAAGAATTACTAATGACAAAACAATCACAAAAAAATCATTAGAAAATTTATTATTAGAACAAAATAATAAATGTAAATATTGTAATATTGATTTAGATTTTAATACTGCCTTTGAAGTTCACTTAGACCATGTGATACCAATATCAAAAGGTGGTAATCATTCAATTAATAATGTTGTTTTTTCTTGCAAGAGTTGTAATCTAAAAAAGCATGATAAAATAATTACTTAGATTATCATAGCTATTGTTTTTTAGCATAAGGCATATATTTTACCTTTAAACCATCTTCAAATTCTTTCAAACTTTGTACTTTTTTCTCTATTTTTCTAATCATAAAATCGCCATGTTTAGCATCTTTTGATCCTGATGTCATAGCACAAAGAGTAGCCATCTGAATTTCTAGTCTATCAGCAAAAAAAGGCTCTTCTGAATAGTATTTAAGCCATTCATTAAGCTCTCTTAGGCTCATGGTGTTTTCAAGTTCCGCAACAGTTCTATAGTTTAACTGTTGCACTAATTTAAAGAGGAATTTGCGTTCCTCTATTGCTTTTTTTCTTCTTTTTCTTCTTTTTCTTCTTTTGTTTGCTCTGGAACTTGTTTTTTAGCAAACTCTTCCACTTTTTTAGTGTACTCTTTTTTCTCTTTTGCACTCATACCAATAGTCGGTATTTTCATAAATATTTCATCTATGATTGCTTTTCCGAATCCATTCGTTGTTTTAAGTTCTTCTTCCGTGAAAAACGATGGCTCTACCATAACCGCATTACAAGCATAATCTCTACATTTATCAAAACTAGCATCTGCACCAGTTTTCAGTATTTCATTATACTCTTTGTTTTGTGCGATAGTCATTTCTATTAATTGAAATTCCATATCTTTCATGTTTGTGTTTTTTAAGCACTCCAATTTCACAACCTCTGTTCTTACAGTTGCTAGTTTTAATAAATTTTCTTTTGTCATTAACATAGTTTTTTTCCTTATAGTTTTTGTTGAAGTTTTTATTTATTTATCGAGGCTGGGAACTACAAAACCCAGCCTTTTGATTATGTAGCTAGTGTTAAAACTGGTACACTAGAAAGCTCTAGTGTTGCATTATAAAGCACTGCTGCATCTTTTTGAATAGGCATAGAAACATTTGAAATAAATACTTCATAAGTTATGTATGTTGGATTACCTGTTGTTGGTGTAATCTCATCATTAAGTTCAATGATAAAGGTACGTCTTTCTTTACCGTCCCACATTGCTATTAAGTCTTCTTGACCTGCTGCATCTGCTGCATTGAAAAGTGTTGAAATTTCTTGATTTCCAAGAGTTATAGAACCTTGTGATTTAGAACTTTCATCCGAACTAATACAAGTATATTCCTGTACTGCTCTCGATTGAGTTATATCCCCGATTGATTGAAGACAACCTATTTGTTTTCCTGCTGCTATCGCTATTACAATTGCTGCTGCATCTGATACATCCGTACCCGTTGCTACTAAATACGCTTTTGTTCCTTGAACGTCTGTTACTGGTAGTGCCATGATATTATCCTTTTAGTTTAAAATCAATTAACTGTCTGTAAAGTTTTGTATCCGGCTCATAATCATCCATGTTGCTAATGCTATTTGATGATTTAAAACCTATTAACGCACTTATTACAGCTTCTTTTATCGCCTTGACTTCTGAATATTTTGTACTCCAGCAATCAACTTGAAATCTTGTATCATTTTGATACACTTCTCCGCCTATACATTGATTACTATTGTCGCTAATGACCTGATAAGTAATGTATGGATTTGTTACATTTTGCGGTGCTTTCATTGGATAAATTTTAATTCCTACTAAAGCACTAACCGCTGCATCAGCTAATAGATGTGATACTAAATCAGATTCAATACTCATCTTTTAGCCTTTGCAATTTCTCTCGGTAGTCTATCTTGAATGTATTTCTTTGAAGCAACTAAAACTTCCTTAACACTATTTTCTAGTGCCGGTCTTAAAAATGGTCTTGCGATCATCTTTGAAGTACCTAGCTCGATAAATCGACCATAGAAACCGTTACTTTTTCCACCTTTTCTAGGGCCTATAGAAAATGTTGTGATTCCTCTTTTTGATTTTCGTTTAGTTACTCCGATACTTTCCCATAATCGCCCACTACTAACTAGAGATTTAGAATAAAGTATATGTTTTGCTTCATCTGATACAACTGTTGCTGATGCTCTTGTGGCTCCTACCATAATATTTTTTTGAATGTTAATAGGCAGTTTCTTGAGTGCTTTTAAAAGCTGTTTTGTATCAATTTTAGCATTTATACCTTTAGCCATTGTTATCTTCTTTTGCAAGGATTTCAATAGTTTTAGTACGTTCTCCAATATCTCTAGTGTTCAAAAATTTGAATGTTCTACCTCCCCATAATAAACGCATTGAAGCATTTACACCGGATATGTATCTTGTTTTAATTTTATGAGTAGTTTCTGAAAAATCTTTATTCGATAAAAAAGATTCTCTTCCGCTAATCGGTGTGATTGAACACCAAACAGTTTTAAAAGTTTCGTAATCACCCTCTTCAACTTCATTAAATTCATTTCGTGTTGTTCCCAACTTTTGAATAATAACTTTGTTTCTTAGATTTCCGGCTCTCATATCGTCTGTACCTTATACATATCGAGCATTTTTATTATCGCTGGATTTGCCATTGTTTCGACTGACACACCGATAATATATTGCTCTCTATTTTCATACAAAGTTGATATAAGAACTTTTATATAAGAAACTAATGAAGATGGAACTGTATCGTATCCAGCAATAAACGTGATTTTAATAGCTCTTTTATCGCTTTTATACGATGGTGAACTATCAATTTCAATTTTAGCTGCTCCATACTCAAAGTAAAGATAATAATCGTCTGTACTCATAGTTTGATAAACTCCATCTTCGTCCATGTACTCGATTTTTGAAATCTCTGTAACGGTGCTTTTTGGAATAGTCAAACCAGAATACAAGCAATCATTAGTTAATTCAAAAGTAGCAAGTTCAAACTGACGATTAGTATAGTTTTCTGCATATTCTCTCGCACTTGCTATCATTGATTCGATTAAAGCATCTTCATCATTTTCTAGTATGTGCATAAAAGTTTTTGCATCTTCTAAACTTAGTGGTTCATCCGATGGTGCTACTATTTGAACTAAATTCATTTTTTTACTCTCTTAACCGATTGTTAATATTTTTAAAGCTTCTTTTGCATCAGCTACGTTTGTATAGTTTAGCTCAAAAGCTTTACAAAGAACTTTCAATTCATCTGCTTTCAATAAACTAACTATATTTCTATCGTTTTTGTAATCTGAGATAAGTTGCTCTTCTTCTGAATCATCATAATCATCATTTGATTCATCATCCAAATCATCATCACACTCTTTAACATTAACCCCAATAGAAGCTAAAACTTCAATTCTATCTTGATCTATATCAAGAATTTCACCGGCTTCAACTGTTCTACCAAGACCTTTATCAAAGTATGAGTTTAAAATTACTTTTTTCATAGTTTTTTTCTCCTTGAAGATATAACTTAAGCGTTATATCTTAAATGACCTCTTGCTACTGTAGCAGCACCAAGTTTTCCAGCTTCATCAATAGTAACTTTAACCGCATAATGAT